TAGGCACTCCTGCTGACAACACAGTAACCACAGCTAAGATAGCTAACAGTGCAGTAACAGCGGCTAAAATAGCCTCAGTCCCCATATCAGTAGGCATAACAACTGTAGTTACTTCTGCATCCATGACAGCTACGGTTAACAATCATGTTTACGTTAGCGCGGCAGGGAAAACTATTACGCTTCCTGCTTCACCAACCATAGGGCAACGAGTCTTGGTAACGGTGGGCAACTTTACTAACACAGTGGTAGGTAGAAACGGATCAAAGATAATGAGCAGTGCTTCTGACTTTACAATGGATGCCGCATATCTTTCCATACAATTCATATACACAGACGCAACGCAAGGGTGGGTAATGTCGTGAGCAATTTTTCAGATTTTATAGGTGGTGGTGGAACTACGCTTGAAACGGTTATCCTTACAACATCACAAACGTGGACACCTCCAGTAAATGGTACAGGTATTATCCATGTAATCGGGGCAGGTGGTAGTGGGTCAGGAAGCTCTGCCCGACTTGCAGGTGGAGCAGGTGGTTATAGCCGCAAAGCAGTGACTTTTTCCACAGGTACAAACTGGACAATAGTTGTCGGAGCAGGTGGTTTGCCAACAGCCGTTAATGCGGCAGGAGTTAATGGGGGTAATTCCACAGCTACCGATGGGTCAAGCAGTCTCACTGCTAACGGAGGCTCTGGTGGTGGTTTAGGTGGCTCTGCAAGCGGAGGAGACGTTAATTTTACGGGCGGCACAGGTGGTGGCATTATTGAGAATGGTGGAGGAGGAGCAGTTGGTGTTTTTGCTAATGGCTCGACTACCAAAAGTCAATCAGGTGGTCAAACGACTGACGCTAATGGAGGCGCTGATAGCTTTTTAGTTTTAGGGTTAGGTCAGCTTATTGGTGGTTCAGGAGGCGGCTCAAGCGGTGCTAACGGAGGGTTTTTGTCTGGAGGAGGAAACAATACACATAGTGTAGCTGATGTACACATTACTGGAGGTAAAGGTGGTATAGGCGGTGGTGGTGGAATGGCTTGGCAACAATATGGTTCTGGCAATCGTACAGGCGGTGCAGGTGGTGATGGACTAGTAGTTATTCAATATTTGACAGTATCTTAGGAGATATGAAATGAAATATAATATAAAAGATGCTGATGGTAACATTGTCAACACTATTAAAGCAGACGCAGAGTTTGTTGAAGCTAACTTTGAACATTATGAAGAGTGGGTTGCCCCTACACCCCCAGAGCCTACAGCAGAAGAGACTGCTCGCCAGTGGAGAGATTCAGAACTATCTTCTACTGATGAAGCCGCCAAGATACCTGACTGGCCTAACAGAGCAAATATTCTAGTGTATCGCCAAGACCTAAGAGACTGGCCGTCCACTCAAGACTTTCCAGACACCAAGCCAACTTTAGGAGAATAGAATGTCAGTAACTCAGGTAACTGGTTCTGTCATCAAAGATGGAACTATCACAGCCGTAAAGCTAGGCACAGGTGTTGGTGGCGCGTTTAACGACTTCGTGATTAAAACGGCAAACTATACGGCAGTCACGCGAGATCAAATCATCGTAAACTCTGGTAGTGCAGTAACCATTACATTGCCTGCAAGTCCCAGTGCAGGGAATATAGTATTTATTGAGAACTCTGGAGCAGGAACAGTCACTGTTGCTCGTAACGGATCAAAAATTAATTCAACAGCAGACGATGGTGAACTGGCTACAGACGCAGGTGCTACCTTGGTGTACGTTGATTCAACAATCGGATGGAGGGAACTGTAAATGGCTATTAAATTAGGCGGTGGTGGTGGTGGAGCCGTAATTGGAGAGTATGTGGGTTTTCCTGCTCAGGGGAATTCTTTTACCGATGAGAATGGTGCAGTATGGTTAAAGTCAGGTGCAACTACTTTTGACACTACGACTTACCCAGACGCACCTGCGGTTCAAAAACCCTTGAATAAAAGCACATACGCACAAAGCACAAGTGCTTTTATATATGACTATACCCCTATAAATGTTAGTGGTGATTGGGTAATACAGGCTACGGGTAATCAAGATAGAAGATACGCACAGGCCAACAAAAACACAGGCGTTGTCAAATATACTAACGCAGTGTTCCCTCTTAATCGCAGTAGTTATTTTGGTAATTGTGCATCATATATAGAGTGCAGTGGCCCTAATATTATTAGTCAAATTTCAAACACAGACGATAAATTCGCTGTTTATGTAGCAGGTCATCTTGACGGCTCCGCTAGTCAAAGACTATTTTTAAATTCAGCTTATCTAAACACTCAATCAAGTCTAGCAGGGATACCTGCAACATGGGTTGGTGAGGTAAAGCTAGTAACAAACACAGGCGCAGAAATAACCCCCTCTGTTTTTTCTGGAATACATTGGGATGGTTCTAATAAAAAACTTTACGTGTTTTGTAGCGGTAAGTTGTACACATACAACCTTACAAGCCAGACTTGGGGAACAAGCACTGCGAGTTTCTCTGGCTCCGCTATTTATGCTGAATCTGCGGCTATTGATTGGCAAGCAGACTCAAGCATATCACTAATCTATGGTATGACATCCAGTTCAACACACCTTTATATGTACTGTAATCTTGCCGCAGGAGGGGAAGCTATTTACAAAATCCCCTTATCAGGAAACCTTAGTTGGGCAAGCGGCACTACTGTTGCTTCTTTTGCTAGTTCCCAAGGTCTTTACATACAGGACAGTAGCGGCAATGTTACTTATGATGCTAATTACCTAAATTCGGGTGCAAATTTTTCAGGGATGGACGGAAGCTTAGAAAAATTTATGAGATCAAAAAACAACGACACTAAGTTATATGAAATAAGTTACGCAGGTTTAATTGGAGGTACAACTCCTAGTGAGGTTGGCCCTGCTACTGGCGTTACGTTTTACCAGAGGATTAAATAATGATTTTTGAATATCCGCTTCAACCGCGCCAGTGGAGAGACTTAGAACTAGCCTCTACTGACAAAGCCGCAATGATACCAGACTGGCCGAATAGATCAAATATTCTAGTGTATCGCCAAGACTTAAGAGACTGGCCTAGTACAGAATCGTTCCCAGAAACTCGCCCAGAATTAGGAGAATAACGTGACTACAATCATAACAAAAAACTCAAGTACGGCAGGAGATGTTCCTGCTACGAGTGAGCTTGTACAAGGCGAGTTAGCAGTAAATGTTACAGATAAAAAATTATATACTAAAAATGCTAGTGGGGCTGTTGTTTCTTTAGTTACATCTTTAGACGTTAATAACGCTACAGGCACAGACAATGTAACTTTAGGTTCTGGAGCAGGTAGTTCACTTACGTCCAACAATGCCGGTAACACCTTAGTAGGTACGGATGCAGGTAAAAGTTTAGCAGGTTCAGCTAATATGTATGTAGCTGTGGGTTACAAAGCTTTAGAAAATTCCACAGCAAGTGGAGGCGGTGTAGCTATAGGCTATTATTCTCTACGCAATAGCAACTCTACTAACTTTGCTACTGCGGTAGGTTGGGGAACAGGTATAAACATAACTACTGGAGGACTCAGTAGTACGCTTATAGGTAACGGTGCAGGAGGAGGAATTACAACAGGCACACAGAACACTTGTATAGGTTTTAACTCAAACCCCACATCAGCTACCTCTAGTTATCAGTTTACATTAGGAGGTACAGATATTCAAACTCTTAGGTGTAATCAAACAAGCATTACATCTTTGTCTGATGCTAGAGATAAGACTGACATTGTTGACACACCCTACGGTCTTGACTTCATTAATACTTTAAAGCCTCGTCAGTTTAAATGGGACACTCGTGATGGCAATATTAAAGACGGAACTTTAGAGCAAGGGTTTATTGCACAGGAATTACTTGAGTCAGCAAACGGTAATAACGATTCTTTAAACCTAGTGTTAGAAGATAACCCTAATAAACTTGAAGCTAGTGCAGGTAACTTAATACCTTTGTTAGTGAAAGCTGTTCAAGAACTATCTGCTCGTGTAGTAGAATTGGAGACTAAATAATGATTCCTGAAAGTACACCAACTCAACAGTATGCTTGGGCATTGGAAAGTGTAGACCTTATTAACGCGATTGTTGCTGATGATACAGGATACATCCTACCTGCCGAATGTGTAGACCGTAATGTTAAACATTTACAAATTATGGTCACTAAAGATTACTGGACAGGACAAGATATATCACCGCTTAATTCAGCTATTTCAGCAGGGTTAGCTTATTTAGCATAATTACAAGGACGTTATCATGCTTGACGCACAATCAAAAGATACATTGGACGTACTTGCGGCTTCTACGGGCATTATGTCCTTAGCCGCTTGGTTGCCACCTACTGCTTCCTTGTTTACAATTATATGGTTAGGTATTAGGATATATGAGTCTGACACAGTACAAGACTTAGTACACAAAAGAAAAAAGAAATAGCTTGACTTTTGACTAAAAATCTGATATAATAATATGAATATATTGACTAAATTAATTGATCCTATCACTACTTTGTTAGATAAATTTATTGTAGATAAAGATCAGAAAGCAACCTTAGCACATGAAATAGCTACCTTAGCTTCTAAACAAGCTCAACAGATAGCACTTGCTCAGATTAGGACAAACCAACAGGAAGCTAGAGGCAACTGGTGGCAGTCTGGTTGGAGACCTGCTACTGGTTGGGTATGTGTCTTAGGGTTTGCTGTCAATTTTCTTATCTCTCCTTTAGCCGCAGGTTTTAACATAGAGATTCCCCAAGCGGATACCTCTGTTATGATGCCTGTACTTATGGGTCTTTTAGGTCTTGGAACAATGCGTACTATTGAGCGAACTAAAGGAGTTGGTAAATGATTTCTAGTTTTAGACAGGAAGAGATATTTCCAAGTTCTTTTGACAGACCATTAGTAGAGAATACTCCTCCACCTGTGTCTACTCCTCCACCTTCAGCACCTGCGCCTACAAAGAAGAAAGCTAAGACAGCGGCTCCAGTAGCTACGCCTTCTAGTTTTAAACCTGTAAGACAGCCTTATGAAGACCCTGCACCAGTAGTTCCTAAAGTTGAGCTTGATCCTCAAAGAACTACTAGCAGTCTTTTCTCTGACTACGTAGGCACACAACAGTCAAGACCATCAGCCCCTTCTTTGTTTAAACCACCAGAGCAAGAGTCTACTGGGTCAGCATTAGGAAACTATAAAGGTTTCTTTAATCAAACACAACAGCAAAGTCAGGCTCTAGCTGAAATGGCTAAAGAGTCTAAAGACTACAGTGGTCTTAAAAACGTAGATGTCAACAAACTTAACCGCAATGTATCGCAAGGTTTAGATGATTATTCTACAGAGGAAGTAGACGATAACATTCTAACGTATATAAAAGATAACAACATTCCTCCTTTTATTGAAACGGAAGATGGAGAAAAGCTTTTCTTTACAACAGGCACAGATACTTCAATGCCTGACTTAGCGGCTTTAGGTGACGCACACAGAGAGAATGGCAGATATGTAGCAACTGGTGACGTAGGTACTTATTCTTCCATTTGGATAGAAAACCCTAGTACCTCTGAAGAAATACTAAACAACCCTGTTTTAAGTGTAGCCGCAATGTTTGTACCTTATGGTACAGCGGCATTAACTGCTCTTAAGGGAGCAACAGGACAGACATTACATGGTTCAGATTGGGCTAGTTTGGCAAGCGCAGGTTTACAGAAAGCAGGGTACACTAAAGCACCTAGCACTGTAGACGGTGTTAAGGACGCAGGTAAAGGTCTTACATTAGGTGGCATAGAGTTGTCTTACAACCAAACTAATGCACTGCTTAAGGGAGCAATTACTGGAGACCCTAAAGAAGCACTTGCTGAAACACTTACAAGTAAGTATCTTGAGGGTGTTTTAGATAATAAAGATTCTGTAATGGCTAACACTTTAGATTCTTTAGAAATGGACAAGGATGCTTTTATCAACGCATTCTCTAATACAGTAGGTAAAGTAGCTGACGGTAAAGATTTAGATGATGCTGTGCTTTCAGGTTTTGCACAGTACATTAGAGAGGACGGTACGTTTGAAGGCAACATTCTACCTGAATGGCTACAAGAAGCAGGTAGGGACTTTGATGATGCTTTTTTACAGCCAATTAAAGACGCTGTAGAGATGTTAGCAGGTGGTGCTATAGATGGTATGCAGGAAATAGGACACATTTTAGGTGAGGTAGGGTCAACTGTAGAATCACTTGTTCGTCCTGTAGTAGATGTAGTAGAAGATGTAGCATCAGGAATAGGAGACTTAGGTTCAGAGTTTGACGATGCTGTTTTACACCCACTTGAAGAAACTATTGAAGCATTTGGTGAGCCTATTGAAGATGCAGTACACGCTATAGGCGGTAGTGTCGCAGAAGTTATGGAACCTGTTAAGGAGTTCTTAGAGGAAGTAGGTCCAAGCATTGAGGACACATTACGAGAGGGTGGACGAGCCTTTGATGATTACATCCTACAGCCATTAAAAGACTTACTAAAAGGAATACTAGACAACATATCATTAGGTGGTGTAGGAGCAGGAGGAGCAGGAGGTGGAGCTTTGCTATCCGCAGGTACAGGCACTGGCTCTGATGATCTCTTTAAATTTAAAACACAAGTAGGCGTAGAGTTACCAGAGTTTACGGAAGTAGAGTATCGTGATCCTTTTGAATCTGCGTTTCAGTCAACAACAGTATAGGAATAATAATGACTTACTTACAACTTGTAAATAGCGTACTGAGGAGACTACGAGAGGAAGAAGTATCTACTGTAGCACAGAACAGCTATTCAAAGCTTATTGGAGAGTTTGTCAATGATGCTAAACGCTCAGTGGAAGATTCCTATGAGTGGACAGCTTTACGTAATACACTAACAATTACAACACAAGCTTCTGTTTTTAACTACATCCTAACTGACTCACAGAATAAAATGAAAATATTAGATGTCATTAACGACACTTCTAATTTCTTTATGCAGTATCGTGGTTCTCGTTGGATGGACAACGCTTTCCTAATTGATAACGTACCTTCAGGAACACCGCAGTTCTATAGCTTTAACGGTGTAGATGCTAACGGAGACAACGGTTTAGATTTATACCCTAAGCCTGATGGTGTTTATCAAGTAAGAGTCAATGCTGTAGTACGTACTGCTGATTTTACTGTAGACACAGATAAAATATCTGTTCCTTCTGCACCTGTAGTACAGTTAGCTACCGCATTAGGAGCTAGAGAGCGTGGAGAAACAGGAGGCACAAGTTCAGCAGAGTTGTTTGCAATAGCAGACAGCACTTTAGCAGATGCAATAGCTATAGATGCATCTCAGCACCCTGAAGAAAACATTTGGTATTCATAAATGGCTCAACAATTACAGAATCTTACTATAGCCGCACCTGCATTCTTAGGTATTAATACTCAGGATTCTCCTATTGATATTAACCCTTCGTATGCTTCTATTGCTGATAACTGTGTGATAGACAAGCTAGGAAGAGTAGGTGCTAGAAAAGGATGGAAGGAAGTTAGCACTAACGCTCCTTCTCTTCTAGGATCAAGTCGTGGCATAGAGACTATCTTTGAATACATTGATGCCTCTGGTGATAAGGTTGTATTTTCAGCAGGTAACAATAAGATATTTAAAGGTACTACAACATTAGTAGATATTACTCCTTCTGGTTATACGCCTACAGCTAATAACTGGAAGATAGTATCCTTAGCAAACCACGCTTACTTTTTTCAAATAGGACATGAACCTTTAATATATACTGATGAAAGTGGCTCAGGTGTTCTTGAGAAGTTCTCAAGCCACTCACACAGTACAGGTACAGCACCTAGAGGTAATGAAGTATTGTCTGCCTTTGGTAGACTTTGGGTAGCTGACATTGTAGGAAACAAGCACACAGTCTACTGGTCTGATTTATTAGTAGGTCATGGTTGGTCAGGTGGTTCTTCTGGCTCAATAGACATTACTACTGTGTGGCCTACAGGCTTTGATGAGATAGTGTCCTTAGAGGCCCACAATGGCTTTCTAATCATCTTTGGAAAGAAGTCTATACTTGTGTACTCAGGAGCTACTTCTCCTGCTAATATGACCCTTACAGACACGATAGAGGGCATTGGTTGTATAGCTCGTGACTCAGTACAACAAACAGGTACTGATATTATCTTTTTGTCAGCTTCAGGTGTACGTAGTTTTGGTAGGACAATACAAGAAAAGTCTTTACCGATGAGGGACATTAGTAAGAATGTAAGGAATGATTTGTTAGCTTTAATTCCTGAACAAACATTACCTATTAAATCTGTTTACTCTCCTGAAGATGCTTTTTATTTGCTAACTCTACCCAACAGTAAGTTAGTTTATTGCTTTGATATGAGAACAGCTATGCAGGATGGTTCTAACAGAGCAACTACTTGGTCTTCTTTAAATCCTTTATCTTTCACAGTATTAGAAACTGGAGAGTTATACATAGGTATTACCTCTGGTGTTGTTAAGTATGCTAATTACTTAGATGGTACTACTAAGTATCAGTTAAGGTACTTTAGTAATCCTATTGACTTTGGTAATACATCAAACCTTAAGTTTTTAAAGAAGTTTAACTTAGTTATTGTAGGTGGTCAGAACACTACAACTACTCTTAACTGGGGATATGACTATACTGAAGCTTATACAAAGCAAGTATTTGTTATGGGATCAAGTGCTATAGCTGAATATGGCATTTCAGAATATAATACAAATCGTGAATACACAGCGCATATAGAAGTCAACACTCCAAGAGTAAACACTAGTGGTAACGGAGAAGTTGTAACTGTAGGCATTGAAGCAGAGATAAACGCTTCTCCATTTTCCATTCAAAAAATTGACATACACGCTTTACTAGGGAGACTTATTTAATGTCCAACTATATCAAGACAACTAACTTTGCAACTAAGGACGCTCTAAGTACAGGAGACCCTAATAAAATTGTCAAGGGAACAGAGATAGATGCTGAGTTTAATAACATAGCAACAGCTAGTGCAACTAAAGCTAACATAGGTAGTCCTACGTTTACAGGGACAGTTACAGCGGCTAACGTAACTATAACAGGAACGCTAACAGCCGCTACTATTTCTGGAGGGACTTACTAATGTCACTTTTTAACTCGCTTACTTCTGGGGGTTCACAGTATGCTCCTAAGCCTTTTAAAAGACCTTCTATGGGAAGTTCTGCACCTTATATGCCCACAGTAATAGACGAACCTCGTCAAGGTCAATCACAAATTGATTTTGAAAATGAAAAAAGAAAATTAAACCATCAAAGACAGATGAACAATATATTTGGCTATGGACACGATGGTTCATCTATGGAAGGAAGTAACCAACACATGATAGGAATGGGCGGTAGGTCAAAGCCTGTTATTGGACAGCCTCTACGTAACACTGGTGGAACAAACCCTAGCCTTTTTGATGATTCTAATCCTTTCCGTGGACGACAACAGCCTAATGACCAGATGATTCCGCACCCAATGACACAGATGCCATCACAAAGCGGTGGTGGTATTTTTAATCCTAGCTTAGGACAAACAGGACAGGACGTACCGCCAATAGGTACTGGCGTACAGTCAGGTGGTGGTGCTTACTATGGAGAGGGCAGTGGTACAGTTCCTTATCAACCAACAGGTATAGCTAACGACCCTGTACTAACTAACGGTAACAACACAGGTGGGTACTTTGATACCTCTGGTGGTGCTAATACTTATGGTCAAACACCTACAGGACAAGGAGGAGGAGGATTAGACTACTCAGGAATGTCCCCTAGCACTGGTGGCTTAGACACAGGAATGGGACTAGCAGGATTAGGCGGTTTATTTACTGGAGGCTCACTTCAGGATTTTTTAGGAACATTAGGAGGATATTATAGAGGCAAAGAAGGAATAGATGCCGCTTACGGTTCAGGACAAACAGGTTTTAATTTAGCTGAACAAGTAGGTCAACGTGCGGCAGAAGGTTCTGAGTTTAAACCCTACACGGTTACAAGTAATCTTGCTCAAGTAGAGACTGATCCTAGAGGCGGTTATAATGTAAACCTAAGTCCTGCTCAACGAGCAATGCAAGAGCAAGCACTGGGACAGGCAGGTCAGTTCTTTGGACAGGTAGGCGACTATGATCCTTCCATAGCCGCACAGCGTGGAGCAATGGGTGGTCTGTTTGGTCAATCACTAGGTGAGTACGGACAACCTACTGGTTTAGAAGGTTTAACTCAAGCAGGTATCTCAGGCGCACAGGAACAGTTTGGAAGGGCAGGACAGCCTTATGACCTTAATCAACTACGTGGTCAATTTGCAGGACAAGTTGGCAGTTACTTAGGTCAGCAACCTAATGAAGCTATTGGTGGATTAGGAGACCAAGCACTACAACTAGGTAGTCAAGGTTTAGGCGATGTGTCTGCTCCTACAGACATAGAGGCTTTACGTTCACAGTACGCAGGACTAGCAGGTCAGGCAGGACAAGGCTTGCTTATGTCACCAGAGGAAAGACAAGCTGACATCTATCAGTCTATTAGAGCAACACAGACTCCTGAAGAAGAACGTCAGCGTTTAGCTTTAGAAGAACGTATGTTGGCTCAAGGACGTACTGGTGTTTCATCTGCCGCTTATGGTGGTGCTTCCCCAGAACTCTTAGCTATGGAAACTGCTCGTCAGGAAGCAATGGCTCGTGCAGGTCTGTCAGCTAGACAGCAAGCTATGACAGAGCAACAGCAAGGAGTTAGCACAGCACAGGCGTTGACAGGACTTACTACAGGACTCGCAGGTACTTCCTCAGATATAGAATCTGCGGCACAGTCACGAGCAACACAATTATCTAACTTAGGTCTAAGCGCAGAGCAGATTGAATCACAGTTGCAGAGTGAAGGACTGTCTCGTGCTACTACCGCAGGTACAACAGCAGGTAATCTTGCAGGTATGGCTTCTGATCTTGAGACCGCAGGTATTGGACGAGGTACTACCTTAGCTAACTTAGGTCTTGCAGGGACACAAGCAAGTGACACAATGGGTAGACAGCAACTAGAAGACCTATTAAATCTACAGCGTTCCGATCAGACCAGTGCAACTATACAACAAGCACTACAGCAAGGAAGACTAGGCTTAGGCTCAGGAATGCTACAGGCAGGTTATACGCCACAACAGCAAGCCCTTGAGATGCTAAGACAAAGCCAAGTACCTGCACAGTTCTCAAGCTTAGGAAGGCTACAAGGTGCTGACCTACAGGCACAGCTTGGTACGGCAGGTATTGAGTCCTTAATGCAGGGAAGTCAGTTAGCTAATGAACTAAGACAACAGCAGTTAGCCGCTTCATTACAAAGTGTGTTAGGCGCACAAAATCCAACAACTGGAAGCTTTGGTGGTGGTTTATTAGAAAAACTTTTAGGAGGAGGCAGTGGAGAATATGATTGGCTTCCTGATTGGATAGGTAATCCTGTTTATTCTGATTTAGAGGATGAAATGGACGAGTATGATGATTATTATGATTATGACGGAGGAGAGTAGAGATGGCTAACCCAACAGATTTACAAGGTATGCTGACTTCTCAGCTATTACAACCACAGGCACAAGAAGCTATTCCGTCTACCTATGAACAGCGTATGTTGCAACATGGTGCTGATGCCGCTAGGACTATGCGTAGAGGCATGGGAGCATTAACAGGATCAGACACTAGAACTACTGCTGAGAAAGCACAGGCTATGATGGCAGACTTGGACATAAACGATCCAAAAGATCAACCCAAGATACTTCAGCTTGTCAATTCAATTAATCCTGCTCAAACACCTAAGTTAGTGGCGGCATTTGCTCAACAGAAGAGACAAAGGGATGAAAAACAATCAGGGATAGACGCGCAAAACACAAGCCGTGCGAAATTTGCAGAATACTTGGATAAAACCTACCCTAATAAAGGTTATGGTGCATTAGCCTTACAAGGTTTAATTACTCCTGCAAACATGAAAAACTTTATTAAGGAAGCTGATAAAGACACTAAAGTTGAAATAGCTAATTTAGTAGACACTAGAACAAATCAGTCAGTTAAGCAAATTAAACTAATAGATGGAGTTCCTCATT